CCATCTATTGCTTCACCAAAGTGGATTAATCAAGTTACTATGGAAGCTTGGAAACAAGGAATTAAAACGTTATATTATATGAGAACTGAATCGGTTCTTAGAGGTGATATCGCAACACGAGCAGTTGACCCTGATTGTGTAGCTTGTGATGGTTAATAATTAAAGGAGTAAATTATGATTCAAGTTAAGAAATTTTATGCAACTTGGTGTGGGCCATGTAAGATGTTGACACCTATTATGGAAAATGTAAAAGGTAAATTCTCAAACGTTCAATTCGAAGATATCGATATTGATTCACAATTCGAAACTGCACAGAAGTATTTTGTGAGGTCTGTACCAACCGTTATCATCGAAAAGGATGGACAAGAGATTGAAAGATTAGTTGGTGTACAATCAGAAATGACGTACTCTAACATTTTAAAAGAAAATAATTAAGAAAACATTTGGATATTACAAATATTTTTCGTATATTTGTATACAAATTAAGGTTATATGACAAAGTACACAGAAAAACAACTGGAAGAGAACTACGATAAATTTATTCAAGCTCTTTGGAAATCATTTTCAGGTGAGAGATTGGAAAAACTACTCCATATGTATTCGATGGAAGAGTTAGGCCCTAATCTTATGTTATCACCTGCAAGTAGTAACAAGTACTACCACAACTCATATGAGGGAGGATACATTGACCACGTAATGAACGTGGCACGTAACTCTTTACGTATGATGAAACTCTACAAAGAAGCTGGTGGAATCATTGACTTCGAACAAGAAGAATTATTGTTCGCTGCATTCCATCACGATTTGGGAAAACTTGGATATAAAAATTCTCTACACTATGTGACCAACGATTCTGAGTGGCACATCAAGAACAGAGGAGAATATTATAAAAGGAATGAAGATAGTCAGTTCCTAACAGTTCCCGATAAAACTCTATTCATTTTAAATCAGTATGAACTGAAGTATTCAGAGAATGAGTACTTAGGAATAAAACTGGCTGATGGTATGTATGAGGATGACAATGAAAAATATCTAAAAACTCACATCCAATCAAAAGCTCTTAGAATGAACTTACCGTACATACTTCATTGGGCAGACCACATGAGTACGGCTATCGAGAGAGACCAATCTATAAAAGCACCATTTTAAAATTTAAAACAACGTAAACTGTATGAAACAAATACCGCAGAATGAAAAATTAAAATATTTTAAAAATTTAATATCCTTCAAAGACCCAGCATGGTTAACTACGGATAAATGGAGTGAACATATGCAGGAATTCGAAGGCCTTCAACGTAGATTAGAAAACAAAGACCAGTTCCTACGATATCTGGGACATACTATTGGTGAAAAATTACCTAACACCTATATGGTACATCCAAGAGATGGATATGTTACAATTCCTGTTAGTGCTATTGAATTATATAATATGTATCAAAGCGAACGTGTGATATCACCACCAACAACAGGCCAAGACCCAAAAAAACCCCCACAAAATTTAAACAGAACTAATAAGATTTTAAAGAATGCATCTTACCATTTTGGAAATTTTTGGGGTGATGAAAAAGGTTCATTGTTTGATACCAATGGGTGGATGAATTTTAGTTTATTTGAAGATAAAAACACATTGGATATTTTTGGATGTGTAGAACCAAATGACTTGGAACATAGATTTGTTGGAGGAGTTGCAGGATTATTAGGAATAGTTCCATTACCTGATGAATCTGATATTCATGATATTAAACTTTATTTTGAATCACCAAGGATTGAGGGTGGGAAAATTCAAGTTAATGGATTGACTATTGACGATATAGTAGAAGAATCTAATAAAAATCTTGTAGATAACGAAAAACCTGTTACGAAAGATGAAGTAATCAGAAGGTACGAAATGGGAAGAATAAATATTAACTTCTTACCAATGTGGACACCAAAGGGATGTCAGACTAAATTTGCCCAACTGAATTCAAATGAATCAAAAACGGCTGAACAGATGTTACATGCATCAAGTCTTGAAATCATTGAGTATCTAAAAAATAATTCATCTATAAAGGTACATGAATTTAAAGGTGATGACAATTATTTCCATCCACTTTTTGAATTGTATTCTTCCAAGGATAAATACTCTCTAAGGACTTTATTAGATGCATGTATGATACACCTAACAATCAATAACACGAATTCAAGTACAGGTGGAATGATAGATACTTCTAAAACTACAATAATAGATAAAATCAAAAAAGAAGAAGTTAAAAACAAGGAAAAGTACCAACAGACTTTAGATGAATTGTATATGGTTTGTAAAGAATTTAAACATCTTAATACGAGTTCTCAAATATTATCATTACTAATGAAAATATTCAGATGGCTAGATGAGAAAAAGAAACTTATATACGACTTTGCACACTTCGGCCGTGAATTCGAAAAATTCATTACCGATTTGAGAGATTCAGATGAAATTATGGAACATAATCTTGGTAATGCAAAAGCTTCTAAACATATAGATGTCTTTAACAAAATTGAAATTGATTTTTTAAAACGTGGTGAAGATGTGGGAATTTATGATTCAGTCAAGAGAACACCTAGATTATTCACAAAGAGTACAATAGATAAATCTGCAAAGAACGAACAATATCGAGATATCGATGGTAAAGAATTCACATCAAAACCTGTTGGTGGACATAAAATATCTGATTATGAAATATTGAGGTCAACACAAGAACAATTGGACTCTATTGTTAAAGGTACGTTCAAACACGAAAATAATTGTCGAGCTATGTCCACATATCATAATACAAGAATGGGTGTATTACGTCTTGATGAATATTTGGAAATTATAAATGAAAGTGACGAAACGGTATCAAACTTAGAAAGAAAAAGATACGAAGAACTCAAGAAGAAGCCTATCATAAGAAGATGAACATAGAAGAACTTTGGTTTTTTAGTAATAGACTAAGAGGTGAATCACATCCTCGTTCAAAACTTACATCAGAACAAGTTTTGCAAATTAGAGAACTCCATAAACAGGGGTTCTCTACAAATGTGATTGCCAGAAACTTCAAGGTTAGTAAATGGAATGTGGAAGAAATAGTAAAACGAAAAACTTGGACTCATATATAAATGAAACAAGAGGGTAAAAACTACGTAGATACATCAAAAGTATCAATCAGAGAGATATCTAAATCAGTAGGTAAAGACATAATCGTAAAGTATCACTACACACATAAATTTTCAATGTGTAGGTATGCACTTGGAGTTTTCTATGAAGCAGATGAACCCGATGTATTAGGAAATACTGAACAACTTATTGGATGTCTTATTTACGGATACCCTGTTGGACGTTCTGCAGTCACAAGTGTAATCGATGGGTTGGGTAAAGAAGAGTGTTTAGAACTCACGAGATTGTTTATACACGATGGATATGGTAGTAATATAGAGAGTTACTGTATCTCATTGAGTTTTAAGTGGTTAAAAGAAAATGCACCCAACATAAAGATGTTAATTTCATATGCAGATGCAGAACAAGGACATCTTGGAGGAATCTATCAGGCAACAAATTGGTTGTTCCAAGACACATCTGAGATTCAACTGATGCCAAACTTTTCCATATCATTAAGTAAAGACCCATACAATTGGATTCATAGTAGAACAGTATTTTCAAAGTGGGGTTCACACAATATTGAAAAACTAAAAGAGGCAGTTGGTAAGGATGGGTATTCTGAATTTTGGAGAAAGAGAGAAGCACCTAAGAATAGATACATTCAGATATTAGGTCAAACTAAAGGAGAAACTAAAAAGTTAAAATCAAAATTGAAACATAAAGTTTATCCTTATCCAAAAGATTTACAAGAGTATTTACCACCGATAGAACATTATGAAACTTATGAACAAAAAAGTAAGTCAAATTTTTGGTAAATTAAAAAATAATTCGTATATTACACTATATGTATCAAAACATCTATTATCAACGAGAAAAGAATCTCATTCACTTATGGGATGACCAAAGAGGATACTCATCCTTTCCATACACTCGTTATGCATACGAACCTGCAGAAAGAGGAGAGTTTCGTTCTATCTACGGAGACAAGTTAACTAAGATATACAAGTTCAAGAAAGATGACCCAAACCTTTTTGAGTCAGATGTACCTGAAACTACGAGAGCACTTGTAGACTTGTATTCAGATTCAGACGAAAGTTCCACAGGTCATGTTGTTCTTACTTACGATATTGAGTGTGAGATGGAAAGTGGATTACCTGACCCACAGGAAGCTAAGAACGAACTAACTTCTATTGCCTTGCATGATTCGGCAACCAATCAGTATTGGGTGTTGGTTATGGACAAGGAAGGTAAGATGTTGGAAAAGAAAACTGACAAGGCAATAGTAATTCCATTTACTGATGAACGTGATATGTTGATGAAGTATTTGGAATTGTATGAATACATCAATCCATCTATTGTAACTGGTTGGAATATCGATTACTTCGATACACCTATGTTATACAATAGAATCAAAAGATTATTAGGTGAAAGACAAGCTAATAGATTATCACCAATCGGTCAATGTTTTTGGTCTCCTTATCGTAAGAGATTCTTCATGGCTGGTGTATCTTACTTGGATTATATTTCACTTTACAAGATTTACAACTATGGTGAGTTACCAAACTACCGATTAGATACGATTGCACAAATCGAATTGGGTAGAGGTAAGATTGAATACCAAGGTAATCTTGACCAATTATTCAGAGACGATATCGAAAAGTTCATCGAGTATAACTTGGTGGATGTTGAATTAGTAGTTGAGTTTGATAAGAAACTTCAGTTTATTGATTTATGTAGAGGTATCTGTCACGCTGGACACGTACCTTATGAAGACTTTGTATATTCATCCAAGTATCTCGAAGGTGCACTCCTAACATACCTACGTAGAAGAAACTTAGTAGCTCCTAACAAACCCGCAGATAGAGAAGAAAGAATGAAGGCTATCCGAGACAACAACGAGGAGAAGTTCATTGGAGCATACGTAAAGCCACCAATCGTAGGGAAGTATGAATGGATTTATGATTTGGATTTAACCTCACTATATCCATCCATCATTATGACTTTGAATATCTCACCTGAAACTAAGATAGGTAAGATTCAAGATTGGGATGCACAGAAATTCGTAAAAGGAGAAGTTGATACTTATTATATCGGTGATGATTCGATTAGTAAAGAGAATCTCAAAAGATACTTGGATGATTCAAAATATGCAGTATCTTCTAATGGTGTATTATACCGTACAGATGTTACGGGTTGTATCCCTGGTATCCTTGATATTTGGTTTGCCCAAAGGGTAGAGTATAAAAACGAAATGAAAAAATATGGAAAAGCTGGAAACAAAGAAAAGTATGCCTTCTTTCACAAACGTCAGTTGGTTCAGAAAATTTTACTTAACTCTCTTTATGGTGTGCTTGGTTTGCCTGCCTTTAGGTTCTATGATATTGATAATGCTACCGCGGTTACCACGACAGGACAGACAGTTATTAAATCAACTGCTGATATGGCTAACATCAAATACAACAAGGAGCTTGGTACTCCTGATGCCGATTCTAATATATACATCGATACTGATTCTGTATTCTTTTCCGCTGCT